TTTCTTCAAAGTCGCATCCTGCTCTTGCCATCTCACCTAGTACGTTTTCCCAAATAATTTCTGCAAGTTCACTCGAATAAGATTCTTTGTATTCGCGAATCCTTTCGCCAACACTTACCTCATTAATGGGTGGATTAGAATGTATAGCGGGAAACGGTATTAATTTACCCTTCGACTTGGTAGGCATCTCCAATATTCCTTAGTAGAGTGTTCCACATTGTGGAAAATGATTGTATGTTGTTTCTTGCCAAATTAAATCTATCAGAGAAGGTAAATCCATTAAAGTAATTAGGATCGTTCTCCATCGCTATTAGAATTTGTTTTGCTACTGAAAACGCATAATTTGCGTGATGATTCATATCTTCATTCCAATCATACATAATGGTTGCATTAGCACCAGTCTCTGGTAAAGCACCATAGTTTGGATGAATACAAATCATTTGAGATTTAATGGCTTCGAGTAATGCAATACAAGATGTCTCTTTCCATATATTAGGATATAAGAAAATATGAGATTTCTTTAATGCTACTAATACTTCATCATTTGATTTAACACCATGATAAGTCATATTAGGATGTTGCTCAATCTGTTCATATAATGGTTTATATGCTTCGTCTCGATTTTTCCAACCATAAATTTCAAATCCTGAATAGACATCAAGATGGATATTTTTGAATTCTTTTGCTAACGAAGCAAAGATTGGTACAAGTAATTCTAAACCACGGTGAGGAGTTGTATGATATACGAAACGAATTGTTTCCATATCTTTTTCCTCTGGGTCATACTTAACTTCAACAGCATTATGAATAACAGAACATTTACCATAAGGTATACCGAACCTCATAATGTACTGATCTCTTTGCCACGCTGTCACAAAGACAAAGTGATGAAACTTCTGCCAGCCTTCATCTTTTAAAATTTGATTTTCTGGATCTTCCGATAGATCATGACACCAAAAGATATTTGGTACATCATCATATAATTCTCTTGGTCTCGATAAATGGATAGCAACCTTTTCAAGTACTTCCGCGTCCATGTTATCAATCAATCGTTGTCTCATCATTTCACTTCCGCCTTTTGAATTGGCAGACAGTTCTGAATCAATCACTACACCTTTATAAATGCAACTCATTTTATTTCTCCATTATTTTACTTGAGGGCATGAGCCTCATTAATTTCATTGTATACGTCAGTAAGAGCAGAATGAAACGCACCTACTGAACCATTGTTATGTATTCTATATGTAGCAATATCCATCTCTTCATTAAGGACGTATGCTTTATCAACCGCAGTAGCTCCATTAATAGTATATTCTTTAATTAGATTACCATTAAAGTACTTTCTTGAATCTGTTGAATAGTCATGTCCTTCTCGAGTTAATTGAACAATGACAACGTTTTCTTTGCCAACTTTTTGAACGATAGGTTCAAGTTCTTCAACAAAGCCACCATCTGCTAATGCATAGTTATTGCCTTCGAATATTTCGTTAGCAACTGATTGTCCAAAGTAATCCAAACCTTTCTTTGGTTTAATAATATTCTCAGATACATGAATCATTGCTTCACGTCTTGACATATCGTTTAGAGCAAACTCTTTCTTTTCTTTCAGTTCTCTATTGTTATATCCTTCCATGAACCATCTTTCATCAACATCAAAGTGTTTAATAGTTTCTTTAAATAATTGATACTTAAAACTGAGGTTCCCAAATCCAAAGGTTTCTTTGAATAAGCTTGCTGCTTCATCTTTTCCTGAAGCTGGAGGTCCGTTAAATATTACTATCATCTTTCTTCTCTGTAAGTTGTGTGAAACCGTATTTACAAATATAGTAGGCATCTACAATATCCGTTATAGGATTCCACGATTTGTTTATTATACCACATTTCTCGCGAACGTCAACTCCACATTCTTCTTCGAACGCTTCTATCATTAAGTCCTTGCCTGCATTGCCTTTACCACAACCAAACTTTTTAATCATTGTTGGTGCGTAGACATCATAAGCAATTCCTTTCTCCCATAGTTTATGTTTAAGTAAACCACAGTTCTCTGCTATTTGAAATACTCTACCAACCGCTCCAAATGCGTATCCTTCAATTCCAACAAAGTCACACTCAAAACATTTAGCTTGAGACCAAGAACCAATGATATCATATCTGTCTTGATCGTTGAACCAAGTGTCTGGATACATTGTTGCTTGATACTGTCCTTTCTCTCCAATTAGCAATTTCTTTTGCTTTACATAATAATAAAAAGTACAGTTATCGTAACTCCATTCTTCACCTTCATGAACACAAATTGCTGGACTACTTAAACTGTAGTCAACACCAGCGACTCTCATACCTAACTCCATAATTTAAATTATAGAATTATTTATTAGTTTTCTCGGTAAAAGATATGGGATCCTATATGTCCAATTAAATCTAAAGAACTGGCCCAATAAGGTTCAATGTAAACTGTATGGTAATGAGTTGCACCTTCTGTTAATCCTTGCATACGGCCTTCGTATATTGATTGATGAGCAACTAAGATTGATTCGTTCCATGCATCTGTTTCTGTAGGTTCATCTGACTTGCCATCGCAATACCAACTGAACTGACAACGATTTCTCGCAGGTACAAGTACTTCAGGGTCTCTCCAAGAAGGTTTCATTTCTGCTTCATATATTACTGTACAGATATTATTAGGGTATCTACGGTCATTAACACGATTCATTACTACATCAGCAACTGCAAATTTACCAGCAAGATTCTCAGATCTACTTTCGTGGTAAATATTAAGTGCCATACAATACGTATCACGAGTCATTTCAAATGAATCACCATGCATCCCATAATCGTAATCATAATCAATTGCAGTACCTTCAACTTTTAAAGGACTAATTAAAATCATTAGTATTAATAATGTAATTCTCATTTGGAATTCATCATTATGTAATGCTGAGCCAATTCATCACCTTTGAGTTCATTACCAAACGTATGTATTAACTTATCGTTTTGATAACGTTTAATAGTACCATTGTTTAATTCAACATCAGTTACAGCTTTACCGCCTTCGGTATCTTGTGGACGAGTGTCATACCACATTGATGACAACGCATGACCATGAATTGTCTGAACTCCTTTAGCCCATTCAATAGCATCCATACGTATCTGATGATCTTCAACATCTTTAGTATATTGTGTCATAGTTTCTCTCCTGGCTCAAAGCCTCTAAACGTTTTAAATCTTGGAAACCTTAAACTATATGCATCACCGTCTTGACTAATAGTAATTGCATCAGCACGTACTTCTACAAGTTGACCAAGTACAGAGTCAAAGTTATTCCAAATATCATCCCTGTTAGCATCGCTAAGACCTGTCCCAACATTAACTTTGATATGTTTACCTTCGTCGGTACCTTCGCAGATAAGAGCTCCTGTGCTTCCTTCATTTTTACCTGTTCCTTCTTCAATGTCAATAACCTTTAATGTAACTTCAATGTAAGGTTTCATTTTTAGCCAGCCGTAAGAACGTTTACATTCGTAGTAACCATTAATAGGTTTGACCATGATACCTTCATACCCTTCTTCTATTGCTGTATTATTAATTCCTTTGAACTTATCAGCATCATCTTCGATATTAAGAACATCGTATTTCGTAACAACAACACAATCATCAAAGTACTCAGAACGTTCAAATCCTTTTAATAATTCTTTTCTTTCAATTAGAGGTAATGTACCACTACCTGTTTGGAATTCGTCAAGCGGTAAAAAGTCAAACAATGCAAAGTATGCATCTTCGGTCTGAGCTCCTTCTTTACGATGAACTTGTTTCATTAATGATTGGAAATCTTTCGACATAACTTCACCATCAAAGACTAAGTCATCGAAGATCTTTTTACTAAACGCTTTTTCGATATGTGGGAAGTTGGTAAGTAGTTTACCATTTCGAGAATAGATGACTGCATTACTGTTTTGAACGATTATGATTGCTCTTACACCGTCATACTTATATTCTACAACGCAGTCTCCTGTAATCTTTTTAGGATTATTGTCACCACTGTGGGCAAGCATACAGGTGAATACAGGGATTGTATTTTTTCTGACATTGTTGACTGTCTTGAGAGATACACCGCATCTAAGGTCTTTAATTAATATTCTACGGTACCAATCATTCCATTGTTCTGATGTTGCTATTAACATTGCTTCAGTGATTGCATCTCGAGCAGCATGACCAGTTAATTCACGATTTTTTAATTGATCTGCAAGATCATAGAATTCATCAGCACTCAATCCTGAGCCATTTGAAACACTTTTAGGAATATCAGCCACACCAAAGGTAATCATATTGTTAAGACAATAATTTAAACCTTTAACTAAACCTTCAGTATTAAAAAAATCATCTAACGTATCTTCTTTATATAGTCGACTGTTATCTCTCTCAAGTAACTGTATTATTTTCCATGGTTCCATATTCATGAACAAAGTGCCTCGCAGATTGCTTCACCATCAGCTTCAATATCATGTTCTTTCATGACTTGAGCAAGCTGCTCGGTAATTTCGTTGCCTTCTGCAAATAGCATTAGCTCAGCAGCAACCACCGCAGCTTGTTCGCGGGTCAATTGAATATGACCTTGGTCTCTCCATGGTGGAGTTAATTGAATGCACGTACCACGTTCCTTTCCACCAAAGAACCTTGTTTGCATGATATCTGTTGTTGGAACAGTTCTCAATTCAGTACTCATAATGTATTCCTTTATTCAATTTATAGTACCATTATATATGGTTTCATAAAGAATGTCAATGGTTATTTTCACTTTTTTCATTTATTTTCGAGATCTTCACCATTTCGACCACGTTCACGGTTACCATCGCCGTTCAACTCAGTCATATCTTGCTGCTTTTCTTTTTGGCTCTTCTTACCAAAAATGCGGTCCCATCCGTCACTATAATTCTTATTTGATACCCTGCTTATTAAGGTATCTCCCGTCATATCATTCTTTGTTGCCATTGTTAAATTCCAGATTGTTAAATTCCAGGTCTAATTGTTTCGGTCCAACCTTACGGAAGAACATACAGTTGTCTTCGTTGAGTTCGAGTATAAATTCGTCTCCAACATTTAAAGGCTTGTTGTCTATATTTACTTGGCTATGTGGTTCGAGCTCTGAATTAACATCACTTAACAATAAACCTTCGCTGGTTATATCAAACTTGTAACCTACGTGCATCATCTTGCCATCCTCGATATTTCTGTTGCTTCTTGTTGATTCATAATTGGAACTGCATTTGATTTATGCATCGTAGCAATACCTTTTATGAGTGTACCCGTGTATTTGGGCGATTCCTTTTTTGTTCCATGACCACCGCCACCTGATTTATGGCAAGAAGGATATTCTATTACCTCCCTACGAAATGATTCAGTTGGTACGAATGGTTTGAACTCTTTCTTAGGTTTTACTTTACCTAGACAATAATTTATATATTCATCGACACTATCGTATCTAAGATCATGCATACCTTTGCGTTTCATTGTTTTATTATACAGTCGCCAATCAAGCTCGTATTGAGCCATTTTAGCTTTAGTGATTTTAACTTTACGTTTCCGAGTGGAAATCGTTGATAGACCTCTTGCCAATGCCATAATATAAATCCGTCAAATAAAAAAGAGAATTGGTGTCGTTCCTTTGGTGTTCCGTTCCTACGCAGTATGTCGGTAGTTCAGGCGTTACTCCCGGATGCAGTGGTCTTCTCTGGGTCCTTATAGTTACGTCATGATACGTTGTGTTTCAAACGTAAGGACAACTACTCGCCGATTAGATTTACCACCAATTCAATATTATATTATACAACACTATTAACCAAATGTCAATGGTTAAATGATTTTATTTCTTCTTCCTCTTGCATTAAAGGTATTTAACTCTGAAGATAGTTTCTTCTGATGCCTTTTAACGGCTTCAGCTTTCTTCCTTTTACGTTTGCTTGTTGGCTTTTCGTAAAATTCTCTTGCTCTGAGTTCTTTTATGATTCCTGCTGATTCAACGTTCTTTCTGAACTTTCTTAGAGCAATATCAAACGGCATGAATGATGGTGGTCTTTTATCTTTAGGATGTCTTTTCTGTGGAGTCAGATCAACTGAACGTCCACCGTTTCTTGGGGTCTTATTATATATCATGATACTATTATATCACAGTTTGCCATTAATGTCAATAGTTTTAAGATTTATTTTTAGCAGCCAATTTAGCAGCAGCTTTCTCAGCCTTTGCTATTTCTTTATCGTATGCCTTTCTATCAACATAACCTGACTCTAAAAGTTTAACTCGATTCACCATGTGTTGTGCCTGAGTATCTTCTTTGGCTCCACCGTAGTAAGGAACACAATGACCTTCTTCAGACATAACCGTTGTGACAGGACGCCAAGCATCAGTTGATGGACAATATACATCGAAGTCTCCAAGGATACGACCAAACTTACCTTTCATATCTTCACCGTCTCGAGCAACCTGAGTTCTCAACGTTGGTGATTTACCGAGGAGTTCTTTTAATCGACGACCTGCAGCTTTACCGAATAACTTTTCTACTTTATCTCGAGTCCTTGATTCTGGTGTATCAATTCCCATGATACGAACTCTTTCGTTTCGTAACCAGATTCCAAAGCCAAGATCAATATCTACATCAACGGTATCGCCGTCAACTACTTTAATTAAATTTGTTCTATACTCGTACATTGTTGTTTCTTCCTATAATCGTTTACCGCAGTTTTAATTGCATCTTCCGCTAATACCGAACAGTGGATCTTAACTGGTGGGAGTGCAAGTTCTTCTGCGAGTTCAGTGTTTCTAATTGTTTCTGCTTTGTCGATGTGGATACCTTTGACCCACTCTGTAAGGAGACTGCTTGAAGCAATTGCTGAACCGCATCCATACGTTTTAAAACAGGCATCTTCTATAACGCCGGAGTCATTAACTTTGATCTGTAATCGCATTACGTCACCACATGCAGGTGCGCCTACCATCCCAGTTCCTACAGTAACATCTGTCTCATCCATCTTCCCTACATTTCTAGGGTTTTCATAATGATCTAATAATTTTTCACTATAGGCCATTAGAATCAACTTTTGTTGATGCTGTGTTAATTGTCTCGCTCATGCTCGACTCCTTTGTATAACTATATTTATAAGTATCTGAACTTAATATGATTATATTTTTCCATTATGGAGTTTCGTTCTTGAACCCACTCATTGCGAGGGGTAGATCTTTCGTAACCTTCATCGTTCTGATAAACGTTCTCTGCGCCCATGCCATCAAATCCTAATAGAATGATTTCGTTAAACCGTTTTGATTCACACGCATGTAATAAAGCGTTGCCGCCTGATGATATATCAACTTCGGGAATCTTTATAACCTTGTCTGGTAGATCTACCCAAGTAACATATGTATTATCTTCGTTGCCCGATATAACACATTCATCAGAATCGCGGCAGACTCTATCGGAATCACCTTGTTCGTTCATGTAGATAAAGTAACCACTCATCATATCTAATACTTGAGAAGGCATTGAGTCCCATTCACTAAAGTAACATAGATTGTCTTTACAATAACCACTCTTATATATTAAATGTTGCATGTAAGTATCAACACAAACTAACGCGTCTGGGCTTTCCTTATATGCTCCATTACATCCATATACAAAAGCATCAGGGAATTCTGCTCGGTAATTTCTACCTAAACGAGATTCCCCATTACCTAATATAATTGCTACCACTGAGAAGGATCTTCTAATATATTAATAATTCTTTCGCCTAGATCAATAAAGTCTTGTACTTTAAAACCTCGAGTTGTTTCAGCTGCAGTACCTAATCGAATACCAGATGTTTCTTTAAAGTTTCGAGGATCGTTTGGAATACCATTCTTATTTACGGTAATACGATGTTTTTCTAAAATATCAGCAGCTTCACGTCCACTCAATTTTGATTTGACCAAACTTATTAATATAATATGAGAATCAGTACCACCTGTTAGTACATCTAATGTTTCTGATTTATTTAATGTTTCGGCAAAGGCCTTTGCGTTCAGAACAACCTGGCTTGCATAGTGTTTGAACTCTGGTGTATTAGCTTCAACGAATGCCTGCGCTTTAGCAGCAATCGTATTCATTAAAGGTCCACCTTGAGTACCTGGGAATATTGCTCCATTAATACGTCTTGTGTATTCAGGATTGTTCCATAATATAATACCGCCTCTTGGTCCGCGTAATGTCTTGTGAGTTGTTGAAGTAACAACATCAGCGTAAGGTAATGGATCATCATATACACCACCAGCAATCAAACCGGAATAGTGAGCCATATCAACCATAAGCAATGCGCCTACTGAATCAGCAATCTCTCTAAATCGTTTCCAATCAATTTGTCTTGGGTATGCACTTGCACCAGCAATAATCATTTTAGGTTTATGAGCTTCTGCCAACAATTGAACATCGTCGTAATTAATTAAACCATCATCTCCAACACCGAACGTATGAGCGTCAAACCATTTGCCTGAAATAGTAACAGGAGCTCCATGAGTTAGATGTCCACCGCTTGCTAAATCCATACCGAGAATAGTATCACCAACATTTAGAAAGGCTTTCATTACTGCAAGATTAGCATTGGCACCGGAATGTGGTTGAACATTAGCAAACTCGCAACCATATATTTCTTTCAGTTGGTCAATGGCAAGTTGTTCAACTTCATCCATGAATTCGCAACCATTATAATAACGGGCTCCTGGATATCCTTCTGCGTATTTGTTTGTAAACTCTGAACCGCACATTTTCATTACGGCTTTAGAAGCAAAGTTTTCTGAAGCAATTAACTCAACGGTTAATTTTTGTCTTGATAGTTCTTTTTGGTAGATTTTGTTAATTCGATCGTCTAACATTATATTTAATAGTCCTCACTCATTTTCAATTGACACTCCTTTACGAAGTGGTAAAAAGTACCGATATACCGATCATCCTCAAATATTTGAGGTAATACATTTGTACTTACATTTAATTCTTTCAGTTTATTATAATATAAAGTGAGTCCAATGTCAAGGAATTTATACTCACCGTACATATCGTTTGCTTTCAGTTTTGCCTTCTCACAGAACTGACAAGACTTCGTACCATAGATGTAGATCATCTCTTTGGCGTTTTATCTTTCCAGTCATTGATATAGTCAAGCTGTTGAGCTTGAGACCATTCTTCCGCCAACGTTTCGTTATCTTCTTTGAATAATCGTAGTGCTTTTTCTGTATCAGCGAAGTCAATGTTAGTTACTGTTTCACCTAACCATCTTTGAGAGAACTCTTTTACTTCTTCGCATTCAACAGATTCATGAGCCCATTGCTTTGCGAGCTTATCTGTTAACTTCATTTCTTCATTAAAGCGTTGAACTTCTTCACGTGGTATAATGTATCTTTGTTTGAATGTCGATATGGTATCTACCACTACATAATCACTTTTCATCTTTCGTCTCCTTAATTAGTTTACGTTCAGAGGTTGGTTGACCAAGTTCTCTTGCATAAACCGTTTTGCCTTTATCAGGACTTTCGTAAATATACTTTTTCTTTTCTTCCATTAGAATAGTTTCCCAATTATATAAAATGATAGTAGCATTCCACCAAATACTACAATCTGTACAATCGCAGGGATTACAACAAATAATGTCATTGGATCAAAATTGCCTGACATAAAGTAATCAGACTCTGCCCATGCTTTTAGTTCTGCTGGTGTTGCTTCACTAATTTTAGTATTTTTTGTCATTATCTAGCCTACGGTTAATTTTGTTAATCAAATAATCAGCTTCAGGATATTCATCCATCATATCAACAACGCTATCAATAATATCTAAATTTTCGAGCATTTCATTTCGTCTTGCCAACCATGCTCTTTCTTCAATGTGCTGTTGCTTAACTTGCTCCATATAATGTAGATCATGTAACTTTTTAATGAATGCATTCATGCGCAACCACTTGTGGTAGTCAATATTGCCGTCTTCGTTAAAAGGGTTATCTTTATGATCGTCCATAATACTATTTATTTAAATAAACCAATTTTCTCGCCTGCTTTTTTGCGACGATCGTATTCTTCTGGTGTTGAAGGATATCTCCATCCCCATGCTGCACCAAAAGCCATAAAGGTTCCTGAGTACGCAACTGCTTTCCAGTTTCCTGTAAATACAATCATACACAACAAAGCAAAAGCCATCATGCCTAACATCATATACTTTGCCTTTTGTGGAAACACTTTCTTTGTTTCCCAATTAGTTAAAAATGGTCCAAACAGTTTATGTCCGTATAACCAATTATGCATTCTATCAGAACTCTTTGCGAAACAATAAGCTGCGAATACGGCAGGTATACTAAAAGGTATTCCCGGAAGTATTACTCCAATGTATGCTACGCCTAAACTCAAAAATCCCAAACCACCCCATGCTAATTTTTTCATATTCACAATAGGATCGCCTTAATATGTTCTGAACTAATAATGACAGCTTGTTGACCTTCAATTTCTACTGGTAAAGCTTCGTTCCAATCTAAGAACACTTTAACACCAGTTTTTAGTTTGCCGTTTGCTGCTGAACCAACTGATAGAACCACACCAGGCTCTGATGCCGTTTTCTTTACTTCTGAAGATAGAATAATTCCACCTGCAGTTTTGTTTTCTTTTTTGACCGCGGCAATTAATACCTGGTCTCCTAACATTTCAATACTCATTATATTTTCCTTCTTTTCAATGTAGTGGTTAAACCTGTCTTAACCAGGCCACTTTCATTTAATGTAGTGGTTAAACCTGTCTTAACCAAGCCACTTTCATTTTCTTTTATTTCAACAGATAAGCCACTTTCTTTTTCTTTTATCTCCATGTTCATTACTTGACTATTATCAACTAATGGTTTAGCAGGAGTTTCACGATCGCGTTTAAATGCTGCCGTACTTACAATTAATAACATTATTGCCAAAGGATCAAATACGAATATAATTATAAGTATAATCCATCTAACAGCATTGTCATAATATTCTTCTGCACCAGATCCGTATATCATATCAGCGATATATTTAACAGGACCGAGTTCTGATTCTTGTTCTAACTGAAGTCTTTGTATTGGTAACTTCTGTACGTTATATTGTACAATAGAATCCACTGCTTTGTCAATGGTTATTGCTAAATTATTTCTTTCTTCTGTTTGACGGCCGTTTACATAATTACGATCTTTTGGTTGGGAAGTCTGTAAGACATAATCCAATCCTTCGATTCGATCTTGTGCGGCTTTGAGTTTGGATTGTTCTGCGGCTATTCTTGTATCAATGATACTTGCTTCGAGAGAATAGGTATCTCCAGTTAAAGCAGAATCAATATGAGCTTTGGAAAGGAATCCAAATATACCCATACTTGTAATTAACATTAGGACTATAACTGCGGCTGTAAAATAACCTCGTACTAAATTATTAATACGATCCCATTCATAATGTAACCATGCTGCAGAAACTAATTTACCAAACTCTAACACTGTTGCCATAATCGCAATACCGACTACAGCTCCACTGAAGATTGTCATTAATCCAACGATACTAAAATAGGCAGCCGTAGCAGCAAGAGTAAGGGATGTTCCGAGGGTTAACCATTTCATTTTCATAATATTAGTGAACGTGTTTAAACGTTTCCAGTAATCCTGCGACTAAATCTTCCATCATACCATTAGTGTGAAGTGGTGTAGGTGTAATTCTAAGCCGCTCTTTACCCACATCGACTGTTGGGTAATTAATAGGCTGTACATATAATCCATGTTCGTTCAATAACCTATCTGACATTTGTTTGCATTTCTTTGCATCTCTAACCATGAGTGGTAATATATGAGTGCAACTGTTTGGATGTATTTCTATATTGTTCTCTATAAATAATTGTCTTAATGTTTCAGCTCGTTCTTGATGTAGTTCTCTCAATTCATTATGATCCATTAAATAACGAATAGAAGCAATTGCTCCAGCCGCCATTACAGGACTCATACTTGTTGTAAATATAAATCCACTTGCTACAGATCTTATAGCATCGAGTACAATACCATCACCAGCAATATAACCGCCATGACATCCAAAAGCTTTTCCCAACGTTCCATTTACAATATCTACTCTGTCTTGTAAGCCAATCTTTTCACAATAACCTGCTCCTGTATCTCCATAGAGACCAACTGCATGTACTTCGTCAATATATGTCATTGCGTTATATTTATCTGCCAAGTCACAAACTTCTTCAATAGGGGCAACATCTCCATCCATACTATATACAGATTCAAATACAATACATGGTATTAACTCAGCCTCAGTTGCAGAAATAAGACAGGCTTCTAATGATGACATATCATTATGTTGCCAAACACGTTTCTCTGCTCTACTATGTTTCATTCCCATAATCATTGAGGCATGATTCTTGTTATCTGAAACAAAACATATATTAGGAATGATACGAGATAGAGCAATTAACGCCCATTCATTTGCTACATAAGCAGAAGTAAATAATAGACCGCTTTCTTTTTGATGTAATTTCGCAATTACATTTTCAAGTGTAACATGATAGTGAGAGGTACCGCCAATATTACGAGTACCACCACTACCACTTCCTGTCTTTAACAATGCGGTTTGCATTGCGTCAATTACATACTTGTTTTGTCCCATTCCCAAATAATCATTTGAGCACCAATTGACAATTGTCTTTGGAGAATAAGGTGAGTACCAAGTCGCTTTAGGAAAGTTTCCCTTATCACGAACGATATCGTTAAATACTCTGTACTTACCTTCTTCTTTTAATTTATCAATCACATTATGAAAAGGTTTTTTATTAATCATTTTTCTACGCCTAGTTAGCTTGCGTAGGCATCTTCCCAAGTTCCTTCTAAACCAGCAACCTCATATTCGGTTACACGATTTTCGAAGAAGTTTGTATGGTCTGCTCCATTGAGTACCCATTCTAACCAAGGTAATGGATTTTCTTTTACCTTGAAATTCGGTTTCATGCCTAACTGTAATAATCTTCTGTCCGTTATATATTTTATATATTCTTTTACTTCGGATTTATCCAGCCCTTCAATGTTTCCCATTGCGTATGCAAGATCAATAAACTTATCTTCGAGATCTACAATGTCCTGAGACATTTCGTATATTTCTTTTTTGAACTGATCATCAACAACTCGACTGTGTTCTTTGATGAACGCTTTAAACAGTTTAGAATTACCTTCAACGTGAATTGATTCATCACGAATAGACCATTCTACTACTTTACCCATACCTTTCATTTTGCCGAAACGTTGAAAGTTAAGTAACATAACGAAAGAAGCAAATAAAGCGACACCTTCGTTGAATACTGATTTAGCAATTGACAATCCTAGACCACGTAAAGTATTCGTATCTGCCTTACGCATATAGTCAATCTTATCAGCCATTTCAGAATAATCTAAGAATGCATGATATTCACTATCAGGTAAACCTAAAGTCTCATTCAATAACGCATAAGCACGTTGATGAATACCTTCTCTTGCTGCAAATGATCCTAGCATATTCCTAATTTCATTGTTCTTAAACTTAGGGATAAACTGATCAAAATAGTTCTGACCAACAGCAACATCAGACTGAGTAAACAATCTTAGAATGTTTGTAATATAATCTTTCTCAACTTGGCTAATCTTACCACCTTTCCAATCAGACACATCTTCAGATAAATCTAATTCATCTTCAATCCAATGGCATTTCTCATGTCTTGTTGTAATTTCAACAGCCCAGGGATAATGGAATGGCTTATAAGTTTCTGAGAACTCTAAAAGGCCACCTTGCTTTTTGACTAACTTGTCTGATATTGCCATCAGATCATTATAAGTACCAACGTGTTCATCGTTAATCCATATCTGTGGCATTGACCTTACTTCTTTGCCGTTTGATACTCTTTGGTAAAATGCTAGGCGCCGTTCTTCATCGTCTAATACTACTTGAGTGTATCCTATTCCGTGTTGAGTGAACCAAGCCTTTGCTTTCTCGCAAAAGGGGCAGTTGGACTTAGTGTAAATTGTAACTTCCATATCTTTTCCTGTTTTACTGGTGGGTATTACTCCAGCCATATTCTTTTTCCTTATATTCTTATTCTGTTAAAACTATGTTACCCTTCGCAGGCAACACATTCGTCTTGTTGATCGTCTGATAATCCAAACTGTACTTTATCTGGGTTAATAATATCATCTAACTTTTCGCGTTCTACTTTCTGAGAAACGTTTTCTGCCTTGCTTGATGATTCTGTTCTTAAATAATATAAACCTTTACAACCTTCTACCCATGCTTGATAATGTACTGTATGTAAGTAACGTTTATCAGCACCGGCCGGGAAGAAGATGTTTAAGGACTGTCCTTGACACAAATACTTCTGTCTATCTCCTGCTAACTTAATTAATACAAGTTGATTCAATTCTATTGCCGTTTTAAAAACGTTCTTTACATGATCATCTAGAAAGTCTAGATGTTGAACTGAGCCACCACTTGTAATAATAGTTGACCATACCTCATCTGTATTCTTGCCAATGGTTTCTAATATCTTTTCAAGATGTGGATTTTTGTTTAAGTGAGAACCTACTCTTGTTCTCGATGTAAACGCATTTGCTTTCCAAGGTTCAATAGACGGTGATGTATCAACTATCATAGAACTATTTGCATTTGGAGCAATTGCTAACATGTGAGCGTTACGTCGACCAGTTCCTTTCATATCAGGAGCCTCGCCACGTCGCCTACCCATTTCCAATGTTGCTTCAACAGATTTTGCTTTAATTTTACTGAAGATTTCTTCGTTAGCATCAATAGCCTCTTGACTATCAAATGCAATTGAATTTTTCTGAAAGTAAGAATGCAATCCCATAGCACCAAGACCCAAAGATCTTTCTTGTTGAGCACTATATCTTGCCTTACTAATTTCGTCACCAGCATTATCAATAAAGAACTGTAATACGTTATCCAAAAATACAATAAGGTCTTTAACCATATTCGTATCTTTCCATTGATCGTACGTTTCTAGATTGACTGAAGATAAACAACATACCGCTGTTCTTTCTTCATTGGTCACAAGGTGAATTTCGTTACAAAGATTAGATCCTTTAATTGATAGACCAAGATCCTTCTGTGATTGTGGTAAAGATCTGTTTGCTGTATCAATAAAGTTAACATAAGGTTCACCAGTACGATATCTTGTCTCGAGTACTAATTCCCACAGTTTACGAGCATCAACCATTTCACGTACAGATTGATCATTAGGATCTAATAAACCCCATTGCTTACCATCTCTTACCGCTTCCATGAATTTATCAGTTAAGTTAACAGCGTGGTGAAGATTCAAATTCTTTCTATTAACGTCTCCTGTAGGAATACGCATATTAATGAACTCTACAATGTCAGGATGGTCAATATCCATATAAGCAGCATAAGATCCTTTACGTGTCCTTCCTTGACGGTACGCAACCATATCAGCATCAACTGTATGTAGAAACGGCATCGGTCCTGGAGCTTTATTTGATACTGCTCGTATATCTGACCAATGACCACCTACACCACCACCTTTAACAGATAACCATCGCAACTCTGCCGTATGGTCAATCAATCCGTCTAAGGTATCAGGTACATATGTAAGGAAACAACTAATAGGCAATGCTTTAACCTTTTCACCTTTCAGCACTGCATTTGATAATACAGGAGAAGAAAACATGAAGTAACCTTGTGATACATAATCGTATATTCTTTGTGCTAATTTGGAATTGCCATTAGTAAACGCTACTGCAGCTCGAGCGTAAGCCATCTGTGGAGATCTTTCATCATCCCGACAATAATAGTCTTTTAATAATTTAAATGATTGTTCCCCTAATTTCTTATCTCTTCCTGTTTGGATTTCAATTCCTAAATGCTGCATTGCCTGCTCCGTTGTTATTCTTGTATGTAATTTTTTGCTAAGGGAAAGATATTAGTAATTACTTCACCAACACGGCGTGCAACTTCCATGTGTTCAAGTTGAGTTCCATTTCCAGATCGTAATTCAATATAATGAATCCATGATCTCAATGTACCGTTAACATATAATCTTGAAACTGTATTACCTTCTGGTAAAACAGCCCTTGCCTGTTCTTTTGCTATACCTGAGTCAATTGCCCATTGGTATAGATCTTTTGATTGTCTCATGAATGCCATTTGTTTCATATTCCAATCTTCTGCTATTCTTCTTTGCTTTTCATCAGTTGTATCAATTGCGACACTGTTCTGACGATTCTTTGGATCTTGGAATCTTGCCTCACGAGTTACCATCTCTAAATCTTCAAGAGGGTTTGCGTATCGTTGGCTAAATTCTTGGAAGGAGAAACTACGGTGTCTTATTAACTGACGAGCTATATCTCTTGTTGTTTCTATTTCTAAACAAACACTGACCATTTCTAAAGGTGACCAATGTTTATGCTTCACCAAATAATTGACAAGCTTACTGTTTGTTTCTGTATTGTTTTGATTACTAGGATTACTTACTCTTGCGCAATAAGCCACTAAACCTAACAGTGACGAATCGTTTTTAAGATCTTCTTTTGGTGATCCAACGAGATCTTGTACTTGACTGTGGGAAATCAATTTA